ATCTGGATAGAGTTCACTTAGAGAAAACTCTAAAAAGATAAGGTCAGTTAGTTGCGCTATTGCGAAACTAGCTTTTGTACCCATACCTTGGCCCTTCCCATAATAAATGGGAGGTGTCTTGGGCTGTACGAACCAGGGGCAATCAACGACTAGCGTCTTCCAGGCGCCGGCCATTGTTTGTCCAAACAGAGCTTTCATCACAATAAATTGTAGAGAAGCTGGAAGGTTGTCGGTCCAATTAGTAGCGTCTAACGATACTAGTCGTTCCTTTACCTCCCTCGTTTGAGATTGTATATCATCCCATCCTGAGCTGTGTGAAAAGAAACAGCATCTCTTTTTATAGATTTGCATTGTTGTTTTCACAATGACCTTTTCGACGGAATTAAAGATGCACTGAGTCCAAAAATCGCATATTGCGATAATACGACTTTTATTAGCCTTATCAGGAATACTAGTTAATTTCCTTAATAGGATAGAATCTAGATTTCCTTTTCCTTCTTCAGACCGTAGTATGAAGAAGTCAAAGAATGCATTGTTATTTGTAATAACACACATTGTTTGAAGGGCCTCGTACATCTCTTTGTTTCTTACCAGACATGCTGCCTCATCCCTAGCTGATTCAAGCTTTGGAACCCCATTGGGACCATTACTCGGACCAAGGAATAAGTCAAAGGACATATCCGTCAGAGTTATACTCTCTCGGACGTTGGCAAGGCGAGTTTGGGCAAATTTCTCAAACCGACCTACCATTTCTGGTTGTAATTTGAACTTTAACTTCAATTCTTTAAGTGAAGTTAAGGTTCGATTGGCTGAACATACTCTATTCAATTTGAAAAGAGTATTCATAAGACGGCGGGTTTCCACCACCTGTCCTAATCTTTCTTCATTATCATTATTATCAATAATGAAATGATATAAGGGGCGTAGATGGCTTAATTGCTTAGGCCATTTATCTTTAGCCCCTGTCGAAACCCAGTCTGGATTCCGGACACTTCGACCTTCTAGGAGTGCAGTTGAGTAAGATATTAAAATCTTCCACTTATCTGTTCCTTCAACGATACCATGATTCCTTATTAAGGAATCATGTCGTTTCACTGTCTCAGTGATGAAGTATTTCAGCCTTGACTCGTCGAAAATTTCGCCGAGATCCTTAATAAATATGGAAACTAAAAGGTCAAACCTTGTGCTTCCTATGTAACCAGACGATGGATTTATTCCATTATCCCCCTTTGTATCCTTCGAAAATGGCAATTTCTTGCTATTTTTTAAACTAGATAAGAACAGAGCTTCTCCCTTAATTTCAGGTTGGGCTCCAGACCTATTAGTTGATTTTGTTGTCGTAACTTGGTTACGAGCAACGATCCAATTGTAATAAGTGGATCCATTTGATTTATCAAATGTTATTATTTTGTTTATGTATATCATTCGATTTATAATTGTTTGATCCCTGCATTCGAAATAACCTTGATAGGCCACAAGTTAATGCGTTCGTAATCCTCCACAAGGGAGACCCATG